TGAGCAAATGCCATGGTCAACTTGTTTTGGAACCATTCAGGCATGTCTTCAACATCTTCTTCAAGGTACTCGGCGATCTCATCGCATGCATATTCAATGAACTTAAGTTGGCCAAGTGCCATTTGGGTTTCATCCCAATCTTCGTTGATCATGTCTTCTAGCATATTTGCTTCAGCCAATGCCTCAAGAATCGCCTCATCGATACTGATATCGATTTCCAAAGCTTCTTCAACTGATTCTTTTTTAGCTTTCTTAGCTGCAGCTGCACGTTTAGCCATATCGGCATACGAGTTATAACCAGGTTTTCCCTTATTAGGGTCTTTCTTTGGGTCATGACCAGCAGCTTTTGCACGTTTAGCCAGATCAGCGTAGCTATTAAAACCGTTACCTTCTTCAAGGTCAACAGATTCTGTGATACCTGCCAAGGAATCAAGTTCTCTTAGGATATCTTCAATCTGATCCATATGCTTTTTAATCGCGACAAACTCTTTTCTGGCATTTAATTTACCAGCAATCTTTTGAGCAGTAGCCGACTTCGGATCTGCGATTTTCGACAGTTCCTGAAATTTGGCATGCAGCATGCGAATCATTGTTTGCTCTATACCTTCACGAAGTTCAAAAATAGATTTTGACATTTTAGTTTCCTTTTACCTTGGCAGCAAGGTCTTTATCAGCTTTGCCCCATGTCCCTTTGGACTTTGTTACGAATGAATTGACGCGGGCAAATCCCCACTGAGAAGCTGTAGTACCAGGACGATGCCCAGATTTCCATGCAGCAACACCACGATTATATACCTGCCTTAAAACTGACAACGGCATACCGGTTTTATCAGCTTTCTTTTGCAAAGCTGCAGTAACATCTTCGGTGATTACTTCGTTAAATGAGCTGAACGACATAACGTCTTCACCGTACATTTGACGATATTTTTTAGTGTGCTTGCTTGGTTTTGTTTCGGTGTCTTTGTCACCTGGAGCTGGCTTATAAGCGTCCGGATCATCGTCATCCATTTTAGATTGATGTGCGAATTGCTTTGCTCTAGCTTCTTTTTCTTTATCGCTTAGGCCTTTGTAATAGCCCTTTGGCTGAGAACCTGGGAGATGGTCAACGTCTGGATCTTGTGGGTTTTTTTGATTCGCTTCAATAAGCTCAATGTCGTCCAGCCACTTACGAAGCTTTTTACCATCGGCCATTTCCACCAAGACATAGTTGGATCCGCACATAATGACCTGACCAACTTCTGAATTTTCTTTGATGACAACTACATCACCTTCAGAGAACAGGTCACCCTGAACATAGGCTTCACGTGTTTCTGACACTGGTGCCAGTTGCAAATGTTCTCTGTAGTTATATGATTCTTTAAGGCCCATGCCTTTGCGAACATCGTTGAACAAATTGTTACCATCTTTGAAACCATTTGGTAACCCTTTGCTAAATGATGCAAAATCGTTTGCGGCTGCGGCTTCACGCATTTTAGATGCGGACATGCCAGTTGCACCATCTGCATCTGGATCACGCTCACCAGCCGAAATAATATTAATACCACCTTCGAAGTTGTAAAACCCGTGTCTTCCTTTTTCGCCATTATAGCGGTTCAATAGGGCATCGAATTCTGCAACACGGTCTGATCCTACAACCATATTAACACGGTTAGCACCTTGGTCATATAGCTTAACCAACACATCAAATACAGTTTTAACGCCCTTATCTAACATGATAGAGCGTGCGTGGCGTGGGAACATCTTACGCATGTACTTGACTTTAGTCTGATAGTCAAGTGGATTCTTTTTTGAGTCAGTAGATTGTGAGGCGAATACTGCATACTTTCCACCACGTGCCACTTTAGAAACCGCATCAAGCAGTTTCTCATGACCGATTGTAGGTGGATTGAAGCGACCAAATGTAAAGGTTACTTCTTTTGTTGCCTCGGTAACGTATTCGGAAAATCGCTTCATTTCTCAGCAGATCCCGAATTTGAATTGGTGTTACGCTTAATCTTTTGGCGGTCAGCTTTTCTTACCTGTGGTAGCAACTTTTTGGCAAGGCGGTTAATAGCAGTCTGGCGCTTATTAACCATTTTTTCAAATGCCGCGCGTGATGAATAAGACAACTCAGATTTGTCTTTATTCTTTAGGATCTTTTTCAGAACCGCTTTACGTGCTTGACGACGTGCTCTCTTTTTGAGAACATCCATCGTCGCGATTTTGCGAGCAGCGCGACGTTTACCAAGCATAATCTTGGCCTTATTGCGACGCATAACCTGCTTCATTTTAATTCTTTGCTGTGTAGTCAGCGCCTCATCTACCTCTGCTTCGGTAGCGTACATACGTTCGGCACCTTCGCTTGCAGTGCGCTTATTCTTTTGCGCTGCGTATTTGCTTTGGTCGTCACGTCCTGGACGGTAGTCGACTACTATAAAGTCTTTGAAACTATGCATTCTTGTCTCGCTCTTTCCATTAGGATCGGGATGCTGAATCCCAGCCTTTAATAATGTCTGGACTAAAGTTATTGGCAGAGAATTCCATACGGTCTACCAATTTAACTGCTCCACCTTTCAGCTTGTCAATAGCGACAAAACCTTCGGCACCAGTTACTTTATATCCATTTTTCGTCTTAACAAAGGTGTTAACACGATTCAACCTGTTTAGTTTATTTATAATTTTAAGTTTTGCAGAAACAATCTCTTGCTGCAAATCGAATAAGTATTTTAGTGATTGTTTGTTCTCTTTACTAAAGAACTTAAGCAATTCATCGCGCTTATCAGCCTGTGCTTTCTTACCAGCATCAGTTTTACGCTTATCCATTTCTTTTTGGAATTTAGCAGTAACAAATGCGATTAGGCTATCAACGTGTTTAGTAGTGTCTTTTACTACCTCACCCTTACGCACATACGAGTTGTTATGCGTTTCAATCATAGTGGCGAGTTGTGGGTTTTTTTCAAGCTCTCGCAACGTGTTTCCCGAGATCTTGTTAAAGATTTTTCCAGCTCGCGACAGTGACGCTGTGACGTCAGCAGTATCCTTTTTTGTGAGCGTAACAGTGCCAGATAGATCTCGTAGTCCGGCATCTCTTGCCCATACACTTTTAACTTTTCTGAACTTGGAGGAGTCGACTCCGAAGCTCGCCCGCATATCCTCAAATGTTTTGCCACTATATGAAGTGTGGAATACAACCCCAATACGCGCCGATCGAATTTCTTTGGCTTCATTAGAATCAGCCGCAACAGCATACACAATAGTATTAGGATGGAAAGTGATATAGTCATCACCATCAATGGTCTCCTTCTTGATATCATCAGAAGTAAACATGATGTCACCTTGTACAACACCCCTTATACCGAGCTTGGACAGCTCTGATAGTGCGATCTTCATTTTGTTGGCGAGATCCGGTGCGTCAATATCGTCGTCAATATCTGAATTAGTTTTATAAACCTTAGGGTTCTTATTAAAAATCCCTTTCTTTGCAACGAAGAACTTGCCATCAGTTGGATCAATTCCACAGAATACTGCTGGTGCACCATCCCATTTCACTGTCACATCTCGTTCCTGTGTTGCATTGCCTGCTAGCATATCACGAAGAGAGCGAAGTGCAAGGATAGCATCACGCGCACCTTTAACTCCACCGTAAATCACTTGATCTTCGATGTGGGTCATGTGTGTGTTTTTCTGTTCAGACAGATATTGACCGAATTTCATCATTTCATTTTTATCCTTGGCTTAATTGTACCCGAGGTAATTCTTTCAAAGAGGATGTCCTCTTTTTTCACTTGTTTAACGTCAATAACGTCTCCAAGATTATATCCTCCTCCACGCTTGTTGGATAGGAAGATAATCTCATGATTTCTAAAGTAGTTTTTGTATGTGATATCAGCGTACATTTCGTAATAACGCTTGATTTCATCAGGATACTGTTTCTCAATCTCTTTAAGATGAGCACCGTTAACTTCTGATCCTGTGCCCATGCCGGCAGCTTTCTTCAGATCCTGTACACCACGCATAATTTCAGCAAGCGAGAATGTTCCGCCTACTTTGAAGTTGCTAACGTATCCTTGTGGTGAATAATCAACGGCTTTAACTTCATAGCCTTTTCCGCCAACGACCAAGTCTAGACCAGCAGATGAACCACCACCGAGGTGACCATTGTCTAGAATAAAGTACAGCATAACCTCACCAGGACCTACGCCCTTGATGTTATACTTGTACAGGTTTTCAAAGTTGGATGAATTTTCTTTGCGTAGAGTCGCGATAACTTTGTTCATGCGCGACTTGTTTACCTTGTTTAGGGTTTCGTTCATCTTAAAGTTAGGAAAGAAGTTAAGATTGAACAGGTGCTGAATCTCTTTTTTATTCCTAAGAGATTCGAAGTCTTTTGATGTCAAGTTAAACGAGGTAACCCTCATTGCTCGACCAGTGAACTCCATATCGAGATCAGACACTGACATGTCCTCCTTTAGAAAACCTTTAAACGACTTCATCGCAACCAGCCCTAGTTAGTGTTATTTCATATACTATTTATAATATTAAAGAAGCCGACAGTCGCCGGCTTCATAGTACTTCTTCAAAACACTGAAGCGCTAATTGTTTTTCCACCCTGAAAGCTTCTTTTTCCCATGGTGAATCTGCGTACGAGATGTCACTATAAATCTTCTTCTTCCAACGAGTTCGGCCGTCGGACATGTACTTCATTTCTCCACGAGCATATTGCTTCATATGAGTTAACTCGTGGGTTAGAGTCGAAACGAAGTCGTACAAGCGAAGAGACTTGTCTACTTCGATTTCGAAATCACGGTTGCTATCACCTTCCATACAGTAGCCATAAGCACCGTTTTTGATGCAGTTGGTCAAGTTAACTGTGATGTCAAGAGTACGCATCCGAGGAAGTATCTTTTTGATGTACCACTCCACAACTTTGGTCGCCAAGTCTCGCTGTAGCTTGGTTCCGCCTGTGACTTCAATCGTATTCATTAGAACGGAATCTCATCGTTGAGGTAAACAAAAACTGGGGCTGGTGGGATAAACTCACCGTTGACTTCTTCCCAGATGTGGACAAACGAAGAACCATATGCTGCCACAAAATCATCCTTTGACATGTCATAGGCTGATTCCTGAAGTTCCATTACAAACTGACCCATCTTGCTCATAACTCTCTCCTTATTTGCGGTAGATATAGGCGTCAACACGCTCCGCAAGAGGAAGCGGCAGAAATTGATTATAGCGACGTACGCCTTGACGGTGACCACGACCCTGAAGCTTCACGCGGAAAGCGTAGTCGTAACCAGCTTGACGCAGCATGCGGTTCATGTTACTGACCATTCCACGCAGCTCTTCAAGCTGCAGCATGTCATCGGCGCAACCATAATCGAAGGTGCCGACATAAGAGTTAGATTTGCGGTTAGTTTTTTTGGTGATGATAGGCATAATAGTCTCTCCTCAATTAAGCTACAAGTGTACGAATTTCGTCAATGCGGTCAAGGTTCAGGTAACCGAAATTACCGTTACGAACGATCAGACCAGCGTCAGCAAGATCTTCCATCTTGTTAGCGTAGGTCATGAAAGCTTTAGCATAGTTGTCCTCTTTAGAGATACGACCGAACATGCTGATAGGCTTTACGTTTTCACCACGTGCGTCGAAAACCTCAAGAGATGCAACCAAGATTTCTTTTTGAGCTTTAACCAGTTTCATAATCATTCTCTCCTCATTGATTATGGTACCATTATAGCATGAGATTTATGCCTTGTACATACTTTTTTGAAAAAAAGAGTTATTGAAAATCAACAACTTACAATTTTTCTTCATTTTTTTTACGCTGCACCGGAACGATTTCGTCATCCACAACCGAAATAACGCCTCTCATTTCTAGAAGCTTTAGGGCCAGTTCTGCCCCTTGTTCTACGCCACGTTTATACCCTTGTTGGCTAGACGTTTTATCTGTGACGATCACAGCAATAACTAAAAGTACACCGAGTGCACCAATCATCCAATACTCTAAAAACATTACAATCCTTTTGTGATTTGGGAGCCGGTCTTAGGCGAAACAACAAGCGCTTGACTTTATAGGATCATTATACGACAAAAGGGGTGCGTTGTACACCCCTTTTTTCACTTTTTTACGCTAATTGCTTAATCCCAAGGGCCCAGTTTTCTGCGGCATCTTCCACGTACCTCAGCGATTTGTTTGGATAGTCTTCCGAGAAAAATTGTTTTCCAGTATCATCAAAGTAGTTGATATAAAGCATCTCTTCTTTGAAGTTCATATGAATTTCGCAGTAGCTGCTGCTGTGATCAGCGTAGTACGTAGAGAGTTTCCTGGTCATTTAATTACTCCTTCTGGATATAAGCTTCAGCAAGTGGGAAGATTTTGACGATTGCCTTACCAATCTCTCGAGCAACTTCCATATGCTCTTTTTGTGTCCCGTTTCCTGAACGCAGCTCAATGAAATGGATCCATGAACGAATCGACCCTTGCATGTACAAGCGGGAAACAGTATTACCCTCAGGCAATACAGCTCGTGCTTGTTCCTTTGCGATACCGTTCTCAATAGCCCAATCATACGCATTTTTGGCAGCTCGGATGACTTTTTCCTGCTCTTGTTGCCAATATTGCTGAAGGCGGTAGTCATCAACATCAATAGAATTCTGACGATTCTTCTGATCCTGAAGACGTGCCTCACGAATTACGAACTGCTGGTCAAACATTGCCGGATCAGCATAACGCTGACTGAACTCTTGGAAAGCAAACGAGCGGTGACGTAGCATCTGACGTGCAATATCACGTGTGGTTTCGATTTCCATAGTAGCCGAAGCCAT